TTCTGCTTTTAATCTGATTTTGAGATATAGTATCGATAATAGTTAAGTTTAAACTATCTAATACTTGTTTATCCTCGTATGTTTTAACAGCATAATAGTCTGATAAGATAGCTGATGTATCGATTGGGGTACTAAATGTATCAATATCTACTTGAGTAATATACTTTACTTTAGGGGTATATACTGGGTATGTTTTTTCTATAATAAAAGATTCAACAATAGTATCTCTAATGATCTGTGGTTCAGTAGGTGTACCTTTACCTGAACAACTTCTCATTAAAAAAATCACAACTATCAACACTACTATAAGTAGTGATTGAATATTTTTAAAATATTTAGACATTACTTTAGCTTAGATACCTTGTCTTCGATTTCTATTTTAGCTTTTGACCAAAAGTCAGCATACTTATCTTTATCTAAAACACGGTTAGCGTTATCTACTACACCAGCATCTCTCATATCCTTTAGAAATGCTTTAACTAATTTAGTTTTTTCTTGAGCGCGGAGTTGAGCTGCTTTACCTTTTTCAAATTTACCACCTGAACCAGCTAGTTTACGTAGTTCCAAATCGGATGGTCCCTCTTGGTCTTCGCTGTCAGAATAGTATTTTTTAGTCATTGAGAATGTTTTTACCTTCTCGTCTTTTTTCTTAGCAGCAGGATTTGCTGATTTAGGGCGACCACGCATTCCTGGCTCTTTAGGCTCTTTAGCTGGTTTGTTTGGATCTGCTTTACGTCCGCGTTGACCTACTTCTCTTTCGCCTCTTACTAGATCGATAAATTTATTAAGTTGGTTATCGAATAAATCGTCGTCTGGTCCTAGCGCAGCCTGAACTTTATCGTCTGTTTTAATGGCCTTACGGATGTCTTTCTTTTCTCCGTCTTTATTTTTTTCGATTACTTTTTCGATAGCTACTTTTAGATCACCTGCGATTTTAGCCATTTCGTTAAGCGCCTCGTCTTCGGCAATGGTTACAGGAGCATTCATTTCTTTAGCTTTCATGATAGCAGCTTTAACTGTAGCAGGGTTTTCGTCCTTAACGTCTGCTGGAGTTGTATCTTTATCTACGATTGTTAATTCGCTTACGATCATTTCACGGATAGCCTCCTTTAATTCAGATATTTTCATTTCTAGAAATATTATGTTTATGTATAAATATCACAGACCTAATTGAAATTTAAGCTGCTCGATACGTTCCTTAGTAGGTCCTTCCAATATACCATAGTTTTTAATAAGAGAACGTCTTGATTTAAGATAGTTAACAATTATAAAATCAATTAGCTTACGATATTCAGTATCTGTTTCACGTACACCATTATCTTCCATATCTACTCCTTCAGGATTTATATAAAAAATATAGTCATAGTCTTTAATTAACAACATAGCTAGTTGCTCAAAATCATATTTTTCGACGGGGTCCATTGATTTAGAAGCGCGGGCAAACGCCATAACATCAATTATGGTACGATCTGTAATGATATTTTCTTGCATAAGCTCCATAGCTCGTTCAGCTAAAAATACTGTTTGACCTTTAAGTGTAGAGTCTGTATTTAGAGGAATACCCTGCTCCATCAAATATTTAGAACGTTCAGTTCTAAACGTATAGTCTTTAAACTCTGGTAATTCCTTAAGTGCGTTTACAAGTGTGGTTTTACCTACACTCATTGTTCCACATAATCCTATTTTCATAATTGTGATGATCCTGGTAGTACCCTGTAACTGTCTTCCTCGTAGTGTTTAGTGGATACCTCAAAAATTGTAGCACCTTCAGTAAGTGCCTTTAGTTGATGGGGTTGTCCGACCTCTAAATCTACGACGTCTCCCTTACAAATCAAAGTTGAGTGAATAGAAGCTTTTTCGGTATCAATCCAGCTATACTCAAATTCACCTTCAGAAACGTACCATGATTCTTCTTTGATCAAGTGGTAGTGCATTGAGAATTTTTTATCTTTTTCAAATACAAGGAGTTTACCACAATATGCTTCGTGGTTTGCAATCCAAAGTTCGTGTCCCCAAGCCTTTTTGTAAATATCCCCTTTACGAGGTATAGGTTGATACTTATGTCCCATTAAAATCTTGTTGTTCCTCTCATTGAGGGATTTTTATACCAAGGCAAACCTTCTCTTTCTTTACGTACTTCAGACCATTCTTCAAAAGTTAGCTGTTTACCATATAGATAGTATTCTTTTTTATGTTCTGTTTGTTCGCCCTCAATTGGGTGAATTGCTGGGCCTTCCCAATTATGGTATTTCCAAGCATCGCTACCACTTTCTTTAAAGAAGTGATGGTATGCTCCTTTAGATCTCATTCGGCGTTCTTCGTAAATTCTTTGTTTTTTCATATTGCGTAGTGGCTAATAAATTCCGGATATTCGGTATCGCGAAGGTAATAAGAAAGAACATCCTCGGCAACGTATATTGCCTGAGCTCCTGAAACTGTTATACCTCTAGCTGATAATGCGTCTCCTACAAAGTGTACATTGGGGAATTTAGTAAGAGATAAATTACGATAGTTTACAAGTGGTTCTGGTGAAAGATATTTTACCTCGGGAACGTAAATGCCCCAATCATCTTTTAATGTAGGGAATACTTTTTTCATGTCCTCGATAAAGTCCATAATATAGCTCCAATATTCACCCATTACATTTTCTACTCCACTTAAATTATCGATTTGGAAAGCTGTAACATTGTTTCCTTCTGCTGTAGTAGATGGAACTCGAGTTGGTGAATAATATAAACCAGTACCATTGAATTGTAGTTCTTTTACTACTTTACGTGACCAAGTAAATGGATCTTCAATGCCATTAATTTCCATCAAGATACCAAAATTGGTCATTCCGTTTAGGTATTTTGGATCTTTTTTAGCGTGACCATTGTAACTATGATCACCATATGTTTCCTCTACAGCAACATAAGCGGCATTATTGTTTGTACAGAATGAGCGAAGTGAAACACCTTTATCGTCAAATTTTCTATATAACTTAAAGTCGTATGAAATATCGATTAGTTTCTGGAAGTGTTCTTGTGGTGCTTCAAATCGAACTCCAATTTGAACTGACTTAGGTTCGTCTGGTAGTTCGTATTGGTTAGCCAATTGTTGAGCAAAATCAATACCTGATTTACCTACACCAAAGATAAGCTCATCATAAAATATCCCATCATTATCCATAGTTGCAAATTCGGGTTTAACCGAATGCATTACAACCTCGTTGTGTCTAAAATTAATGCTGGTTACTTTAGTTTCCCAATGGAATTGTACTCCTTTAGATACTAGATAATCATACCAGTTTTTAGCAATTTCAGATAGATAATCTGTACCTACGTGCCAAACGGGAAACAAACGCAAACCAAAGTATGGTTTAATAAATTCTGGTTCTGTATCTGGATTTGAACATTGTACCTCTTCTGGTTTAGGGTGGAAACGTTTAAAATTAGTGATGACTTGATCCATCAATTCCATTGCTTTTTCCTCACCACAATACTTAGATAACTGACCGCCAATGGCTGTGTGGTAGGTTAGTTTACCATCTGACCAACCACCTGCTCCTAAAAATCCAGTCATTACCTCTTCGGGTAAGCGGTTATATGGGTCTTTACCCATATCAATGATTGTGATTAGTTCACCAGGATAACCTTTGTCTACAAGCTTAGTAGCAGCATTCACTCCTGCCACACCTGCACCAACAATTACTATTTTCTTTCCCTTCATATTTTTATTTGTTACGCGTTAAGATAATAAAAAGCTGTGGCATCTCCAAATTTGGTGACGCCACAGCTGTCAATAAATATTTTTAAAGCGACTGGCTATGAATCAGTCTAAATGTATTTTGACTTTTAAGGTGTCTTCACCTTTCCAAGCCCTGTGCCATTTGTGACGCATCATAAATATACACATTTCGGGTTCAAGATCAAAAGGTAATTGATCGTCAAATTGCATTTTCCAACCTTTTCCTACCTCTAAAATCTCTATAGTACGATCTTCATCGTCCCGATGCCACAATAGCTCAATCGGGTCTATGTTCTCGTTGAACTCTCTGATGATGTATTGGTCTGTAACCTCTAAATCTTTATACGGTTTCATTTATATCGTAATAAAAAGAATCTCCATCTTCAGTAATCCATCTATCTGATTGGTTTTCCACGCTTGGGAGTTCTGTATCTACCTTATATTGCTTTAGATTTTCTGGGAGTGGTTTAGTTACCCAGTTTGAGTCTTTCCAGAATATTCTATTATTGGGCATACACATTAAATAACCTTCGTCTGATTCAAATATGTGACCGCATTTATAGTCTGATGGTTCATCGCTGTATGGGTTATTGAACCAATCTACTGTAAAGATATACGTGCCCCAAACTTTGCTTCCGTCTCTTAAAACGATTTGTGCCCTATGAAATGCTAAAAAATCGTATTCCACTACGGCAACGTTCTCGCTAAAACAATCCCATAACTGTTTAAAGTTAAATGGAATGTCGTTTGTGGGTGGTTTTGTATAGATCTCTGATAATGGGATTCTTGAACGAACCATACCATTGTCTGTCATAACGTGGAATGTTAAAATCCTTCCAGCGCAAGATTGAAGACCAAAAACGTATACATTATAGAATTCGTTATGGTCTTCTTGGTTTTTTGTAAAATATGATTTACGAACTAGCGCTTTAAAGCTAGGGATGTTTGCATTAAGCATGTTATTTTTCTCTTATAAGCAACTCACCTAATACCTCTAAACGACCAACTTCACGTTGGAATTCTGTTTGAGTCATACCTAATGATATTTTTTTATAGGTTTCATCGAATTCTTTTTTAGCGGCTTCTTTATCAAAATTACCTTTTATAGCTTTTTTATAGTAGGATGGTTTAACATTAAAGTGAGTATATGTTAATAAAGCATCTCCTCCTTTTTCTTTAGCATTAGCTATAATTTTTTCAGCACCTGCTAAACGATTGGTTGCAAATGTTTCAAAGCTTTCTTTAGCTTCGGTTAGTAGTTGGATAAGTTTAATCATTTTATTTTATTTTATCACCAGAATCCTGAAAAGTTAGACTTCAAACCTAACAATTTTGCGTATCGAGGGAGCCTACAAGACCAGTATGAAGCCTTTGTTCTATCTTTTTTATTAGGGCAATCATGACGTGCTGAAAATGCTTTACGTGCTTGTGGGTTATTGATTTTAGCTGATAAACCTGTTGTATCACCAAATGATACTTTTTTAATTCCACCACCTGGTTTTCTTACGTAAACATAGAATTTTTTAGAGCCACCACGCTTTGGTTTACCAATTGGGGGATCTTTTTTCTTTTTATCTGCCTCGTTTACTTCTACCTCCTCGAAAATAAAATCTAAAGGGACTTTTTTATCCTCATACATACCAAAATGACCTAAATCGGTTTCAGTTAGTATCTCTAAATCATCTCCTTGCACTTCGATGATGTTACGGCTGTATAAAGCGCGGGCTTCAGCCCATAAATTAAAATAACTATCCGAGCCTGCACGATATACGTGCTCTGTAAGAGGTCGTGCGTTATCTAAGTGATATTTCAACCCCTCGGAAAGGATTGCTTTTGGTGCTACACTTTCGTTTAGCACCACTGGTCTTTTAGTATCGCAAGTATTGCAGCCGCAGTCACACATATCTATAAATATTAGGATATTTCTATTCCCCTGATTTTATCAATTATACCAAAACGAGATTGGGCGCCACCACTACCGTCTGCTTTTTTAGAGAAAATAACAGGTAATGTTTTATCGTTTAGGTTTTGGGTAGCTTGAGTAAAGAACAAATCACCGTCTCTTTTTCTAATGTGAGCATATAATTTACCGGCTTTGTCTTCTATAAATTTATCTATTGGAATAAAACTACCATTTGTTATCTTGATAGTTTGTCCTTCAGGTTTTCCATCAACCTCCATCTCACCAATATAATAATAAGAAACAGGACCACCCATTTCAGGTGTACCTTTTAAGATAGTTGATATAATTTTTTCTGGTACTTTGATTGATACATCAGGTACTAGTTTATTTTTATATAGGTTTTGTCCTTCTAGACCTTCTCTATCTACTACTTCTTTATAATAGGCATAAGCTTTATTATAAAAATCATCAACGAAGTCTAATATTTCGGAATTAGCTCCTCCTTTAGTTAAAAGTTTAATACCAGCTATACCACCTGAACCTAAAGTAGGTGCTGAAGGGCCTTTAGCAGATACTAAAAGTTCAGAACCATCAGTCATTACAAGTTTAACGTCTGAATATGGTTCGGTTCCTGCTGCTGATGATTCTTCTACTTTTTCTGCTTTAGCTACACCTTCAATTTTAGAACCATCTTTTGAGATAATAGTTTTAGTACCTTCAACTGAATTGATTAGATCAACTAGACTACGCTCTTGGCGTTCAGTAGTTTGAGCTTTACTACCTCCGGTACCTCCTAATTCTTTTGTTTTAAAAATAGATTTAAAGCCTATCTTATTACCTTTTGAATCTTTAAAAAATGGGAAAGAGTTAATTGAAGAACCACCTATTCTTTTTATATCTTCTACTTTTTGATTTGAGAACAAATCACTATAGTCTTCATCAGTATATGTTAAAACTTCTTCTTTACCATCTTCTAATTTGAAAGGTTCACCTTTTTTGATTTTATCATCAATAACTGTTAAACGGTAGTATTTTCTAGAAGCATCACTTAAATCAGGCCATGTTAAAGCTTTTTCAAGTACTATTTCTTCTTTTAAAACTTTACTTAACAATAATTCGAGTAAAAGAATATCCTGCTCATTCTTCATGTCAGGATATCCCTTATCAAATTTGTAAGCGAACTTACGAAAAAATTTATCAAAAACGTTCATTATGCTTCTTCTGTTTCTGTTTCTTCAGCTGAGGCTTCTATTTCGGTTCCGCTACCCCCATCACCTGAACTTCCAGTATCAAACTCTGCTGGATCTTGGGTACCTGAAGAGTTAGGCATACCATATCTTAGCATACGAGCAATAGCTTGAGTAGCGTTTTCTTCTTCATTTAAATTTAATAAATAGTATCTTTTGCCTTCAATTTCAGCTACCCAACTTCTTTCGTTAAATACTAAATAGAAATTTTCTCCGTTTTTAAGATTAATACGGAATGTAGTAGGTTTTGGGGCTACCCAATCAATCGAAGCTAAGAATACGTCAAATTGTGGACCGAGTAGGTCTACAATTACGTCTTTTAGTTCTGGGAATTTAGTAAGCTCGTCATATTTTTCTGCGGTAATATCAACGAGCTTCTTTTCACCATAAACCGTTTTAACTAAAAGTTTGATTTTATCTCTTAGTTCGGATTTTTTCATTATTTAGCTTTATTTGCTTTAAGTCTTTTAGCTATTCTTTCAGCTAAAGTTTCTTCAATTTCGTTTTCTAAAGGCTTAGTAGGAGTACTTGAAATAATATCTTCAGCAGCTGCTACACCTACCATAGCATCAATTTCTGGTTCTTTTGTTTCGAAATCAAGATAATGTTTTGCTGATACCATATTGTTTGCAGATGTGGTAATTTTAGACTGCCACCATGCTGGAAAATCAACCTCACCCATACCCTCAAATTGATCTACCATTTGGTAAAGTTCCATAGCGTATTTTCCAATACGGTATAGTTCGGATTTAATCATGTGTGGTTCGTCGTCCTCGTGTCCTAGGTCAAGATCTTCATCTATATCCATTTTACCACCGATGTACTCTTCGTAGTCAGCAATAAAATCATCTTCACTAAAATTCTTGTAGCTACCTACACCATTAATACGAATGTCGTTTACTAACGATTTTACATAAGTAGCCCAGTCCCTATCTTCAGGACCTTCTTTAATATTTTTAGCAACAGCAGCACGGCGATTAGTTAAGTATTTATCAGTTTTATCTACTTTACCATCGTTATTGATATCAGCATCTTCTCTACCTACTGGGTCCATTTTTTCACTCATGGGCTTTGTTAAAGCTGCTTTGACCATTTCTCTAAGTTTGTTCTGTTCCATGTCTGTTTCGGCTAATTTTTTAGCTAGATTAGTTGCGCGACCATACATTACTTTCTCAGCGTCGGAGCCATACTTTTTAACTAAGTTGCGCTTATTTTTCTTCATACTCATGATGAGATCTTCGCGCTTGGCTAATTCGGCTTTTGAAAGTTTTGCCATTTATTTAGATGCTTTATCTTCAGCAGTAGATGCTTTACGATATTCGGCTGCAAGCTTTTTAAGCTCACCTGCTATTTTGCGAGCACGTCCGTGAGCTGCTTTAGCTGTTTTATGGTGCTCGATGGTTAGAGTTTCTAAAACTGTTACCATTTTGTCGTGTAGTTCTTGTGATGTCATATCTTTTATTTTATTTTATTCCACATTGGGAATGTTATACCTTCATTTAAATTTTCTCTTTCTTCGTCTACTTTAGCCATTGTTGGTTGGTCACCACCAACAACGAAATCGCGAGTAAAGAATGTGATTGTGTTGCCAACCTGAGTGATGAATTTTTGGTCACCAAACTCTTCGGCTTGTGCTCTTAGAGTCTCTAGTGAGTCAAGGATTTTTCTTGTATCATTTGGGAGTGAAGATAGAGAAACGATTTTCTTATCGATTACGATTGAATCGCTAGCTTTTTCTTCGCCACCTTCGTCTTCAACTTCTTCTTCAGCATCAACTTCGATGTCTGTTTCTTCTTCTTCAGCTTCGGCTAAACCTTCAGCCTGATAAGGATCCTTTTTAGTGCCTGTAATACGAGCTAGAATATCGTTTTTGCTTTCTTTTTCTGTTTCTTCTTCTTCAGAAAGCCGAGCTAACATTTCGTCGAGGTCTTCTTCAACTTCAATTTCGGCTACAAAGCTATAGGCGCTTTCATCAGCGTACTGACCATCACTACCCATTTCAGCTAAAAAAGCTGACTTAATTATTTCTTCTAATTCTTTTCTTTTCATTGCAATGAATTTGATATATGTTATAAATATGCGTTTATTTCCTAAAGCGTACCTTTGCTTTAGGTGTATTAGATACAAACTGTTTACCTTTTTTACTACCAGCTACTTTCTTTCTTGCAGTAGCTGCTCTTTGTGCTTTAGTTAAGCGTTGTGCTTTTGCTTTTGGTAGGCAACGTGTTGTTGCTTTGCCGGGTTTCATTGTACCACAAGGACCGGTTATATTACCAGCAGTATCGATACGCACCCAGTTCTCTTTTTTGAACCAGTCGCGTAGCGATTCTGTGATTATCTCTTGTAGACGTTCGTGTGTCACCCTTTCATTTGTCCTTTACAAACCTTAACAGCACGGCCCGAAAGATAAGCAGATGATTTTTCTCCGGCTGCTTGTCTTTTCTTGATGTATGCTTTACCTTTTGGGCAAAGTTCCTCGTAGATAACACCTTCACCTAAACGTGTAGTTTCCTCTACATCATCATCGTCTCCCATAGTAGCAATCTTCATCAAGATTTTATCCATAACATCCTGTGTTAAACCTTGAGTTTTGCCTTTTGGGTTTTCTGGGGTAGCTAGATATTTTGAATAGCCGGTCATTTCATCAATGGGTTCACCTATAATATCTTGATAATCTTCCATTGATAAAAGACCTCTTAGCTTAACGGCTTCGATAGCGCGTTCTGTTACCTTATGTAGGTCAATATCTTGTTCAGCGTCCTCTCTTGCGTACTCTAACATACGAAGAAATAGGGGAATATCCATTGCAATAATGTCTGTTGGGTCTTCTTGTTCTTCTCTAATATTTTGAGCAACACCTTTAACTTTATCTACTAACTGCTTTAAAAGATCGTAGCTAAAGCCTGTTTCTTTCATTGCGTCTTTAATGTCCATTTTACCCTTAGCTACAAGTGTAGCATATGATAATGGTGAATAATCATTAGTAACTTCTTCTAGGGGGGTAGAGAAGAATTCTTGTACTTTTTTTAGGTCTTTCATTACGATACGTCTTTTTCTGAAAATGATATTTTAATATTTTTATCTTTTAAAGACTTGATAATTTCTCTATCAGTATCATCGTCTTCAGCAAATATTTTATTGATACCTAAATTCTTAAGTAAATCGTCAAATTTAGCCCCAAAGAAATCCTTTTTAGAGCCATCTTTATAAGTTGCTCTAGCTCGGTTGAATAAACCTTCTCTTTCAGTATACCATAAATCAAGAGATTCGATTCCAGATGTTTCAGCCTCGTTTAAGGATTCCATATTTAATTCAGCTTGAAGAGCATCCATAAATTTTTTTTGCAATTCTGCTTGATATCCATTCTTAACTATAATAGCAATTGCTGCTCCTAAATCTTCTGGGAGAATACCTGAAGGATCAATTTCGTCAAGAACTTTATCTATCGCTGTTGCCGTCTGACTTGCTAGACTTTCCTGAAGTCCCGCTTCCATCAAGTATTGGTTTTTCATCCACGTGTTTGTGTTGAAGTTCATTTGATTTTTCTTTAATAGGTTCTGGTTTTAATTCAATTACATGGGGGTTTACTTGTGTTTTAGATATATCCTTAATGTAAGCTATACCATTTACTACCTTACGAGTTTGTCCCGGGTTGAATTTCATATCTATAAATATTACTATCTTTTAAGGGATTCAAGGTATGCAATAGTTTCTACTAGAGATTTATCTGATAGTTCTTTATTTATACCGCCTGTCCATTTTTGAACTTCACCCTGCTCACTAACAAACCCCTGATTTGATTCTGTAAATAAATTTTCCATCCACTCTTTAAAACCATTAATAGTATTATCTACTATAGTGTTGTGGAGTTGATTAGTGTAAGTTTCCCAAAGACCTTTTTTTTTAAGTTCATGTTCAAAATCAACATGACAATCAAAACAATGTCTAAAATGAGTATAGATGTCTTTATCTATATTTTTATTCATAATACGACTACAAGATGGGCAAAATAAAGGCATTACAGCCTCTTTTGCTTTATCTAATTTAGTGATATTTTGTTTAATACCATCTTTAATAGTCCATTGACGACCATTTTTAGTCCAAATATCTCCTTCTTTATGAAATTCTTGAGTTTTATTATAACCTACTCCTTTTAAAGTTCGGTCTCCAGTATTACCTGAAACTACATTTCGTAAACGTTGAACTTCTTTTTCGTTAAATTCTTTTTTTAAAACTGATTCGTTTTTCATAAACCTAAATCTTGTAATTGTTTAATTGTATCTTCGGCTGAGGTGTGAAATATACCAATCCCACCTGCGGAATTCCAAGCATCAATTGTATCTTTTCTATCGTCAATTAAAATTGAATCAGGACGAGCAAATTTTACTTTATTTTTAGCAGAAGCAAAATACATTTTACGCATATTAGATAAGCGCTGGCTCCACTCAGTTTTACCTTGCATTGACTCATTGTACTCTGGAGAGTATCTTTGATCTGCAGGAGCATCAAAGTTTACTGAGGGGGCAGTTAAAACATATGGGTTGTATTTCTTAATATAATCCCAATATTTTTTTCCATCAGGCATCCAATCTAAACTAGCCCAGTATTCCTTTTCAGACATACCTTTTTCTTTTAGGCTATCTCTAAATATTTTCCAAAATTCTGTTTTACCTTGAGTATCAGCATGGTGGGTAGCCATACCTGTTAAATCTTTATAACCTTTATCAAAATCAGCTAATACACCGTCCATATCAGAAAAGATATAGTATTTTTTCTTTTTAACACCCGTATCGTAAAGGTGTGAGGACTCTTTTACGTAGGTACTAGTAAAGGTAGGTAAACTTAAAGCTTTTGCTCTTTTAGCCCATAAATTAAGGATATCTTTTCTTTCTTCCTGATTGATAGGTTGTTTATCTAAATAATCATCTATAACCTCTAAATAGGGTTTACGAGATTTTTTAGCCTTAAAATAGAGACCTTGAAGCATTGCATCTATTTCCTTTTCTAATTTAAAATAGTCTGATTTAGGGAGTAAATCAGCATTGATCATATCTCTAATAAACTCATCATCCTCCATTTTCTTTCCAGGACGTAAGTTAGCTCCGTCTTGTGTTAGGTGTTCAAGCTCGTGTCTGATAACGTCTTTTAAGTCAAACGAAACGGTCTGCCAATCTATATCTTTTGGGATTTCAAATCTAACTGATAGTAAAGGAGTAATTTCATCTTTTTTATCATCATACCCAGCATTTGCTCCTCCGTCTACTGTATAAGTATCGTCTGTATAAACTGCTTGAACATAAAAATCAAATTCAAAATCATCAGAGATAATATCTGGGTCTTCATCAGCTGGTCCTACTGTAAATGTTTCATCTACTACTTTTCTACCTACATCGTATCCGTCTTTCATTAATTCGAAAGCAAAACTAGAGAGTTCGTTAGTAAATTTATCGTATCGGCCTTCGTTTAATTGTTCTTCACCTAAACGAGCTAATTCGTAAGCAAAAGCATTTAAACCAAATGGATCTTTTACTTTACCACTTGGATTATTTTGCTTTTTATAATTATCCATATTTTTATTGGATGTTTTTTGACCATCTTCCTGTAAACTGTCTGTCCAGTTACGGAATGTCATTGTACCCTTTAGGTTAGCTTCTTTTTCAAGATCATTGATATGATCGTCCTCTAAAGTATTAGTAGTAGATACATCTCCTAATCTTCCCTCCAGGTTTTGGATGTGGTGAATCATTTCATGCGCGTAAGAACGCACAATATCTTTGGGATGACGCCCATAAGTGTATAGGATGATAGACTTATTGATTGGATCATAGTATGCGGTTTTACCCAAGAATTCCCCGGCATTTTCTCTATCATCGTCTATGATTGTTATACCTGGAACTGGGTCGATATTGTATCCCTTTTCTCTCATATAAAGAGTTAACTCGGCTATTTTTTCGAGTATATCAATTGAAGGGATAGTGTTTTCGGTTATATCTCTATAGTTTTGAGATGGTGGAAATGTCCCCATTTTTTTCTTAGCCTGTTCTTTTGTTTTATAAGGGCCAAATTCTTGCCTAATACCTGGAGCAAATGGGTTGTCTTGGATATAGTAGTATTTATCTCCTCTTTTTTCAATAGCTCTATAGCGGGGTTGATTACCAAATGCTGTTTTTTCATTTACTTCTTTATACCCCGAACCCAGTTTGCCTGATTTACCATCGTGGTTAGGTGCTACGTTTTCTTTTTTTAAACGTTCAGTTTTTTCTTTAGATGCTTCTTTTCTCTGTTCAGCATAATCTAAAGCTGTTTTTAAACGTCTTTTAACATCAGGATCTTTAGCTCTTTCGTAAGCTGCTCTTACTCGCTGGTGAATCAAATTAATGATTTGAGATTGACGAGCGTGTGGTTTAGATTTAAAAGAAGATTTAGATAAAGTATCTATAATGTCTTGCTTAGTAGAAAATTTTACTTTAACAGTATCGCTCGGATCTTCATCTGTGTATAATCTACGAGATGATCCTTTAGGTTTTTTACCTGTACCTGTTTTAGGATCTGCTTCCTCTAAACCACCAGGTGTATCTAATTTTTTACCTGTTTTAACATCTGTATCATAACCACAAGATCCCTCTTTTACAATAGCTTTAGTTACAATATTATATATATCTTCTTTCTCGTTAGCAGGTACCTCATCTGGGAGGAATGTAAAGAATTTTTCTTTATCTCCTTTTTGTAATGCTTTACGAGCATTAGTTCCACTTATTTCAGGATCTGGGGTAGTAATTACTTTAACCTCTAAATTAGGATATTTTTCTTCTACTCCTTTAGTACGTAAAGTAATATCTTTTAAATCATCTTCTCTACCTTCACGATACCCAATTATAAAATATACTTTTTCGTTTGGGTGATCTTTAGCGTAACGTAAAACATCTTTAATGGGTTGGACTGAGGGTTCTATTTGAACTTTAGAACCTAATATTTCTTTATAGACATCCCAAATAGCCATTGATTGTTCTTGGGTGATACCATCTCTAACACCACCACCCACATAAATGATAAAATCATCAATTTCAGGTAAATCTTTAAGTGCGGTTTGAACTAATCTAAAGTGACCTTTGATGGGAGGTTTAAACCCACCACCATAAACAGCAGTGACTTTTTGGTTATTTTCTAACAAAGGACGGATAAGTTCTTTAACTAATTGATTCATGAAGCTAAGAATGACTTTAATTTAGATTGAGCTTCTTCAGGACTTACTATTTGTTGAACTGTTTTTGTAACGTTTTCTTTAGACATTAAATCTCGTATTTCCTGTTCAAGTTTTTCTTTTTGAGCTATTGATCTAGCTTTTTCCTTCTCTGATTTTTCTTTTGCGTCAGTAGGAATATACGGAGAAATATACTGGTCTACAATGTCTTCCAAATCTCTTGCGTCAACTAATTTTTTATCTTTTGTAGTAGCTACAAAGTTATTTCCAAATAAATTAAGATAAGGGATAAAGTTTTTAGTTACATTAGCCCATGTTTGCATTACAATTGAAGGCATTAAACTACGATCTTCACCTCCTGAGCGTTCAAATCTATCTTCGTTTTTATCAAGTGATTTTTCAAGTGAAGAATAAACGTAAACCATAAACACTTCATAACCAGCATCTTCTAAAGTTTTCTTTAATTGCTCTGTTTTGTTAAATGAAGCAGCAGTACCATCAATTACAATGTTTTCTCTATCTTGAATATCTTGGTTAAGTTTTTGCTGGTATGATTTTTGGGCTTGTTGCATTGCAACTGCTGCTTTACTTCTACCTTCAGAATCTGCTTTTTTAAGATCTAAAGATACCCCAGCTGCTTTTAAATTAGCTATAAAATCGTCATCAATATTTAAAACTTTTAAACCTAAATTTGAGATAATATCTCCAACAATAGATGATTTACCAGCACCAGGAGCACCAGCTAAGATGACAGCTTTAGGAGCACCTTGTGCCTCTCTAAGTAATTGAACCAATGAAATCATACACGCATATTTACGTATAAATATTAAAGTTCTCTTTTAACTGTAGTTCTGAATTCAGTAAAAATAGGTGAGTGTTTTGGATTTTCTAAATCAAACAATTTCTTAACTGTTTTAAATATATCCATGTTTTCCTCTATAGTGCGACTAGATTCATAGATTTCCCATCCCTTACCTTGTATAGATCCAGATTTAGGGCCGCGCTTAGATGATTTGAGCCACAAAACAGCTGTGCGGTCAACTTGCTTACCGTAGCATTCTTGGTAACACGTAGCGTAAGCAGCTGTTTGTAGATCGTACGTTGTTTGTAGGTTATTAGAGGTTTTAAAGTCAATAATCCAAAGTTCTGTTTTACCCTCAAAATCTATTTCACAAACCAAGTCACAAGTACCAGCAATCTCATATTCATCAGAGAATAGATGAACTTCGGTTTCGATTAATTTTGGTTTATATATTTCCCAAAAATCTACAAAACGAAGAAACATCTGCCATACATCTGGATTATGTTGTGGGTTGCCCCATTCGTTTAGAAAGTGTAGCTCTTTACCATTTAGATAATCCTCGATTAGCTCGTGAGTAGCTGTACCTTCTTCACCTGCTTTTTTAACAATATGTTCAGAAGCGTACCCTACTTTTTTTAACCAATCCTCAAAGAATTTTCCTTTAGGGTAAGCCGACAACACGTAAGTGATAGAAGGATAGTATTTCCCGTTACGTCTGTAATAACGTGAATCTGGCATTGTAATCTGTTTAGCATCTTCAGAGATCTCTAGGATTCTGTTGTAAGATTGCTTAATGTTTCTTTTACTCATATTAATTGAAGTTTCTTTGACATTAAATCATATTGTGACAAAGGGTGGGTGTTTTGGATAATTTCGGTAATATTCCTAAATCCCATTTCAGAGGGATCTTTATCGTCTAATTCCACTAAATAGACTTCTTTACCTTCGTTAAGTAATTGCTCACAGAACTTAATAGCATCTTTTTGAGCATCTTTATCTAAAGCAATATATATCTTTTTTACCTCAGATGTAACAATTTTTTTCATTAATGCTTTTTGAATATACTTTCCTAAAAGCGGAATAGCATTTCGTTTAACAGCCAAGGCATCAAACATACCTTCAACTAAAATTAAAGGTGAAGACCAATTAATAAATAATTCAAAAGGTACAATATCTTTACTTAAAGGTGGGTTTTTGTATTTTGCTGGGGAGTGGGTATTAAAGTTACGAGCGACGAAATAATTTAATGCTCCTTCGTGGGAATACGACGGAATAATGATCATATAATCATATATACCACCACTGCAATAACCAATATTGTAGCGCAGTATATCCGCTTTAGTTACACCTCGTTTTTTTAAATAAACTAGTGCTTGTCTACCTTTAATATCACTTTTTGTGATTTCAAGTAAAGGTTTAAATTCTTTAGGTAACTCTAAAGCTTCTATTTTTTGAGTGTATATCCCTGTATCCGAGTAGGTAACGTGTTTTTTAAGCTCAAATATTTTCTCTTCGGGAGCTTTAGCTTGTTTAAATAAAACAACTAAATTTGTACCTTTTTTATTACAAACCCAACAATGCCAAGGATTACCTTTTACAGAATCATCAAAATTAATCTCTAGTTTTGGTTTTTGGTGATGACAAAATGGGCAGTTATATGCCTGGTTGCCTCGTGCCGTTGGTTTTCCAACTCCTAAAACCGAATTTACTATATTAACTAGTAGATTATTTACCATATGGTGTAAGATACGAACAATATCTTACTCAGCAAAGTCTTTTCTGAAGAACTTACCTAGAATGTTATCGTTAAAATATCCGTCTTGTTTTTCTATGACCCCTAACATAAATAGATATTTGCATTCGTAGTAAGTTAATAACTTTTTATTGGATACCAACTGTAAAATTTCGCGAGTGAATTCTTCTTGCTTACCTTCTTTTATTAAGTCTAAAATAGGTTTAGCTGAGCCATAGTAGGTTTTCCAGTCGCTTTCCTTTTGAACAATTTCTGTAGTAGGTTTTCTACCCCTTCCGGTTTGTTCAACAAGTTGTTTTTTGGTAAGTTTTTTTCTTACGTTATGGAATAACGATTTTTTACCAATGTAGGATTTACCTGTAGGTTGGTGTATCGATATGTAAATGAAACCGTAAGTGTTTTGGGGGAGATCCTCTAGAGAGAGGACCTCTTTATTTTGATATAACCACATTTTATTATCGGTCTAAATTGATAAGAATTGTTGTGTCTGTTGTTCTGGATAAGGGTAGGGGTTGTGAGAGTTTCCCTACTGCTAGAAGTTCTTGTGTTTCATTATACATTCCTACTGTTGTAACATAGGGTTGGAAGTAAGAACTAGTTACGAATCCATATAATGTACCATCAGTTGAACCAGAAATTAAGGATGGGTTTTGCGAAAAATTAAATTCGTTTTCGTTTATAGTAGCTTTATACTGTGTCTCGTAAATCGTATATGATGAAGAAAATGAACAAGTAGTATTAGTATTGGTTGCCCAAAAACTAATATCTTCACCAAAAATAATATCGTCTTGATAAGTTAAAGTAGCAATACCGTGAGTATAAATTATATTTCCTACTATTAAACTTCCTGAGAGAAGATTACCTTCTCCATCATCTGTAAGACTTCCACCAGCTGTATTATTAGTCCAAATAAATGAATTAGGTTGAATGTAATCTCCAAATAAAAAACTAGGAATTGAAAGAACCGCTATTTGAACTCCTGAACCTGTAGGGAAATATCTATAGGGGGTAAGAGTAGATTGAAGATAATTATCAAATCTACCTGTTGGGTTAGATGAACCTATTATAGTATTTCCGGCTTCATCCGCTCCTGGGAGGATACTAGAAGTTGTAGCATTATCTCCATAACTTGCAGTTAAAAAATTTGAATAATATAATCCTTTAATTGAATTATAAACTAAAACTTGATATTGGGTTGTATTAATTCCTGTAGTAGTTGCTGTAGCAGGATAGAAAGTTCCAGGGTTATTAGTACCCAGGAACATATCTATTTGAACATCACTATCTGTAAAATCACTATAATTAAAGGTAAAACCCTTATTTACCTCAAATGGGGTTATGATTATATCAGAGGCTAAAAATTGTTTCCAAGCTCCCATTCATTTTTAGAAATCAAGTTTTACTCTAACAAGAGCTTCTTTTGTGAAATCTTTTAACAATGGTCTAGAAAGTTTAGCTACAGCTAATAATTCACTAGCGTCATTATATAAACCTACAGTTGTAATGTATACTTGTGGGTTATTAATAAATGAACTATAAAGTACTTCACCAGTTGAACCTGAAATAAATGATGGGTTCTGTGAGTAGTTAAATTGTGAACTTCTAGGTCTTACAAAGATAAAATCTGAAGAAATATTTTCTTGAGAATTTAGAGTAAAGGGTCTATTATTAAAACCTGAACCTGAAATAGCGTTAAAGATTTTTCTTGGATTTTGACCGTCTGTATTAGCTGTTCTAGTAGGTACTAAGTTAATAGACTGAGAGATAGCTAAGGGATTTAATAAAATAGTTCCAATATCTGGGAGTAACCAACCATATGAACCTGAACTTGGTGAAAATCCATTAATACCATCTGTACCTGAACCTGAAAAAACTGTACCGGCTGAACCTGAAACGATTTGGAATACTCTACCTGCATCCGTAAATGTTTGAGAGGCTACTACTTGAGAATTATCTGTAAGAGTTAAGTAAGTAGAACCTGAAAGGGTAAGGGTTAATGAACCTGGAAGTAATGCTTCTTTATATCTATTTCTTTCAAATGAAAGTGCCCAGAAATCAGATCCAGTAATACCACCCCAAGAGAAATTAGAGTTTTCATCACCTAATACTAGGATTTGATATTGGCCCCAAATAGTACCTGAATATGAGTATCCTGATACTGATGGGTCATATAATTCGGTACCTAACCCGGTTTCATTACCATAAGTAACAGCAAATTGAATTGATTCAGTAGCGGCAGTATTGTAAACATTTAAATAATAGTTACCAGCTGAAGAAGCGGCTTGGGTAGATGACGTAAAAAACGTAAATAAACTAGCGGTTTCACCAGTCCAAATACCAGCAGTGACTGAGTCTACTGATACTACGAAATCATCTAGGTCGAGAGCTTGAAATGACATATTTTATAAATTAAGATACTTGAGTTACTTGAACTGGGATTTGAATACGAGCTCCTGAATCTCTACCAATTACAGTTAATGTAGCGTATAGAGTTGAGTTAGTACCAAATAATGTATTAACTGTAGTTGCTTTAAGGTTAATTGTTGTACCAACTACTGTTTTAGATACTGAGGTTCCTAATGTTGTTGTAGCATTAAGAGCAACTGCATCTGTTGTGTTGATACCTACACCATTGAATTGGCTAAATAATCTAACATCAGAAATAGTAGCTGTGTAGCCTGCTGCTTCGGATTGGTTTCCACCTAAGTAGTTTAGGGTTTGGGGGGTAATTGCTAATGAAGCTCCTTGTTTAATTACGATTGAAGTATAACCCAAATCTAGGATAGGTAACTTAGCTGTACCACGTGGTAAAGTTGTAAGTAAGTACTTCATAATTTGAGTACTTTGTGGAAAAGCTTCTAATAGAGGCATGTTTTCGATTGCCTGACCATAGTACGCTGACCCTGATGGTTGATTTGGATTGTAAAGTGTGTAGTCAATCTCGTCATCAGCTAAAGCAAACTGTGTGATTTGGAATGAACCATCATTTTGAGCTAGTAATTGACGACCCTTATCTGTAAGGATAGCGTCTACGGTTACTACTGAGTTATTTAAATATCCCATTGTTTAATGTTTGATTTATTATAAATATATTAAGTTAAAATTTTATTTAGGATTTAGGCGCAGATTGCGGTTTTTCCTCAGTTTGGAATAAAGGTACGTTCGGATTTGGATCATTGCCAAATCGTCTTGAAATATACTCTTGATTTTGTTGAACTAAAACTGTATTATCAGGTTTAGATAAACATCCTTTTCCAATTCCTGAGAAGTTAGTTACTTGAGGAGCTTGAGTTACAATTGCTCTTTTTGACTTATCTGCAGCCCAAATTAGAGCACCAAAAGATACCCCAGATACATTACCAGGCTGTCCTACGTTTTGGTTACCTCCTACTTTATCGTTATTAATAGAGTAAGTTCTAAAATCAGCTTCTTTAATACCTGCTGCTAAGTAAGTAATACCACTACCTATATTTACTCCTGTAATTTTAATAGGCCAGTTTAAAACTTGGTTTAATGTACCTGAAGCAGTATCTCCTAAGCTTTGGTAAAGTGAAATATAATATTCACTTCCAGAAACACTTCCACTATAAAGTTCATTTAACATAGTATTAGTTGCTACTTGACTACCAGTACATTCAGCACCATTGCTATTTAAAGCTACACTATATATAGCACTAGTACCCGCTGATACTTTATTCCAAATAATGTATTGATCTGAGGTATTAAATACTATAGAACCGGTACCTACAACATTGGATGTAGATGGAACTATAAAACTAGAAGTAGCAGGAATGCTAGCGTCTGTTAGTATGATTTGTGAAGCAGAAGGTGGCATAGTAGCATTTGAACCTTCATATTGATTTACTATTACTAGATTTTCAAAGTCATATCCTCTATAATCATAATTTAGAATATCGGTATATCCTTGATCTTTTTGTTTAGTATAGAATACATTATCGGGACCAGTAGTACCAATCATTTGGGTTACAAATACAGCACCACCCTTTTCAATTTCAGGGTATGAACCACCTCCACCATTAAACTCTAATAAAGTATTACTTCTATCTTGAGCGGGATAAAATGGACTATCAATATCTGGGTTTACAGAGCCATAGTAATAACCTGGATCATTTGTTCCTTGTTCATCTGAATTTCTACTACCTATATAACGTGGTAAAGTACTTCTTCTAGCATTATAGTTAAATGTTTGTACTGTAGAAGGAGTAGCATTACCATTTAAAATAGCTTGTTGATTAATAGGAATAGTAGCACTGTCTGGGTAATCAACATCCATGAATGTATCGTTTACTCTAGCTAAAACTGCGTTTCCGTAAACTGCGTTACAATCACTATTTTCAAAACTTGTAGGAACAAATGGTTCTAGTACAGTTAATACATTCGATTTATTAGCAATAGCTACAGTTCCCGCGGGGTTATCAGTTAAAACTGTTACATTATAAGAATTAGGAACAAGTTGAATTAAGTAATACCCAGTACCACTAAAACTAGTAGGATATTCTTGTATTGTAGTTATATCTAATTCTAAATTTCCTAAATTGTAAGATGGAAAAAATGAAGGAGTCCATCCAGAAAGAGTTACATCTCCACTAGTATATCCAGTTTGGAAAATATAGTTTAATACACTAGGTATGTAATTATCTAAATCTAAACCATTAGCTGAAGTTTTACTAATAGTAATAGCTGCAGGAGAATATATATAATCTACATATCCTGGTGAATAATCTCTTCGGTCATCTGTTGATTGTTCCCACCAAATATGGATTTCACCAGCACCCTGAACCAATTGTTGTTGGTTAACAAACCCCTGGAAAGTGGGAAGGAAACTACTTGATATATTATAAGTTATAAGAGTTGTAGGTGCTACTTTAAAAGGATCACATCCAGGATTAAGTTCCCCATCCGTAGCTACAATAGATGATCCACTAAATTCTCCATTAATAAATTCTTGAGCAGTGCTATCTGTAAATGGAATTAATTTAAATGGAGTTACATTTATACCATCCCAACTTTGAGTTACGTTAACTACTTGATTAACTGTAAATCCAAAATCCTCATTAAAATTAGTTATCAGATTAGGCAAAGTACCACCATCTGATCCTGTAAATTGTTCAAGTGGAAATGATTCAAAATCAGTAGATGCTCTGTAAATTCTTTGACCATCTAATAATTCAGGTACTTGACCAATTGAACCTGTTAATGTTAAATCCTGAAATAGGATAGGTGTAGTTAAACTAGCTGAGCTACTATAAGCACCCTGTGGTGTTTCAATTGTTGCTTGTGGAAGTGGGTACTTCTGTCTTTCAAGCATATGTTGTTTAATTACAATACCGGTAGCAATACTAGTTCTAGCAGGCACATAATCTTTAACCATTTTAAAGAGTGAGTTATCAAAAAATTTAATTAATCTAACAAAATCTGTTAAATCATAGTTTTTGATATACTTTAAAAAGTATTGGTCACGTAGCTGTACTAACGACGGGTATTCCACGTTTCTCGATGGGATTAAACGCGGGTCGCCTATGTAGTCACCATAGTCAAAGAAACCGATAGAATTAATTATATCGTCGTTAATTTCGTTTTGAGGTGAAAAAGCTACTTCTAAATAATTAATATTATTAGTGTAACTTTCACTTATAAATGAAGACTGTTGAACCGAAATCTGACTTGAAAGTACATTTGAATCTGGTAAATCTTGTTGAGTATTATCTCCGTATTCGGATGGAGCTAAAATAGTCTCGTAACGTTTAATTTTATCAGTATTACGGTTTTTTATACCTGCTGGGAATGAATCATAGTAAATAGTACCTCTGTTTGTATTAAAACTTCCACTATTAATTCCAAAATTACTATTAGAAGCAAATGAAGAAGTAGCAATCCAAGACCCAGTTACTTTGGGGTGTATTGAAACTGAACCTGTATATAATTCACCTCCTAATGGGGCTCTAAATGCTAATTGAAGTGAACCACTATTAATACCATTACCCTCAATTGATTGAGGATTCATTACGTAATCTTTAAATACATCTACAGAAAGTGAAGATGTAAAGTATCTAATTTCTTGATATGAACCTGTAAAAGGTCTATAATTACCTATATTAGCTCTAGTATCTGAGGGGAAATAAGAAGCATTTCCATTAATCCAGTCAATAACATTAGTATTTACAGATGAAGAAGATATAAATCCTATAGTAGAACCATCCCACCCATCATATATGTTATTAGCAGCATATAAAGTAAAATTAGCAGGACTGTTTGAAGTATCTACAGTAGCAGCTACTGACCACCAACCACCATCAAAGAAAGGTAAGTAAACACTAGCTGAAACTGCAGGAGAAGAACCAATTATTAATTTTAAAGTAGCAAATTCATTATAAGGGTTGGGAGCTGAACCACTAAATGAGCCTGAGGTAAGTCCTGAACCCGTGTATTCTAAAACAATTTTAGAGAGACTACCGTCATCTAAACTCCAAAGAGATTGGCTTCTAAAAGTTATAGCTGAATCTAAACCTGGGGTTTGGAATCTAAATTGTAAAGTAGCAGGAGTACTATTAGTAGCATTCCAATTACTATTTAATTGCCACCCAGTATTAATCCAACCACTACCACTGGTAGCAAACTTATAGTCAAATTGATCGTACCAAAGGTCCCAATCGTTTGTGTTAATTTTATCTTTACCTCCAAATTCACTAATACGTAAAATAGTATCAGGGATACCGTAAACATTTATAAGAGCTCTTAAACCAGCTAACGTACCTTTTTTCTTTAAAAGATATGGTAAGTTATTATACAAACGTTTGTAAATACGTTTGTTAACATCATCAATAGGAACAGCATCATTTGAAGCTGAAATAGCTGTATTTACGTACTCATATCCTGTAGGAGTAGGTAAAGAACTCGTCATAAAAGGATATGGGAATAAACTACCTGAAGCTGTAGTACCTATGAATGCTGAGTAAAGATCAAAGTCACTATAATTGTTTTGGTAAAGTTTAACACCAAAATCTCTTAAAATTTGAGCAACTAAATCTTTGGATACACCATAATCTAAACGGTTATCAGCATCGTACTTATTTGTAATATCTTTAACATACACCCAAACATTATCATCAAAAAATTGACCTATCATATCAACAAAAACCATGTAACTTTCGTTTTGGGCGTCGTTTCTTATATATTCAGGTATAGCGTATTTTAAATAATTATTATTAAATTCATCATATTCTGTAGCATCTACTAAACTAGCAGTTACCCAAGTTTGGGCAGCTGAAGATGAGTATGAAGCGTTTGAAAAAGGAGCTTTAGAATTTAATTTAGGATAAGTTGTTGAACCTGATTCAAAGTATAAGTAATATTCATACCCATCAAAATTGGTAATAGTACTATTTATAAAATTATTAAGTGAATTAATTTCTTGGGCAGATGAAGTAGCTGCTACTAAAGTATTTAATGTATTTAAAGCTGTACTAGCTGATTGAATTAATGTTACTTTAGTAAAGAAATTTTCTACTCTTGAATATGCCGATGAAAAATTAACAAAATTTTCAAAATTAGAGTAATCAATATTAATCTCAACACCGGGTTTATTAAAGTAACTGTTTACCTGATATTGGGATTGAGATACTGAGGCACTAGTATAACTTTGTAAACTAGCAAATTCTGTAGAATTATTAAGTTGACTAGAAGCAGCTATATTAAAATTAGGACCACTAATAGGAATTCCTAAATTTTGTGGAGTAACTTGATCTATATATAGCAATTGATATGCTAGACTATCTGATATTTTATCGACTACCCATAATTGGTCTTTAAGACTTATATTATTAGGAAGAGGTTCATATAATTTAATTAATACTGTAGCTTCAGCTCCTACAACATCTAATAAAATGTTATTAGCTATAACTGTAAAATTATCTCCAAAATTAAGATAAAAATCTTCAAATTCAGACTGGTTATTTCTAAAATTTACATATTCTGTAACTGAAGAACTAATTTCGTTAAATGTTAATGTTGTGGAAGATAGTCTTAATTCAGTTCTATTGGGACTTATTTCTTTAATATAGTAATAAACACTAGTAGAAGAACTAAGTAGAGTTTGATAAAAATTATATACTACATTAACAGTACCTTGATCAAATCCCGATAATGTAACATCAATATTTGGATCAATATATAACTCATTATCTAATATGGAATAACCAGTAAAGGGGACTGAAGAATTTAAAATGTTATTATTTAAATCATATATGTAAAACTCAACGTAGTCCGTATTTGGATTAAATACAGATTCTGAAAGGTTAACATTAAGTAAGCTTATATCTGATTCCTGGTAAGTCTCAGTTGAGAATGTAACCGGATCTATAAGGAATATATCTATTAACTCAGCCATAATTAGTTATTATTTCGTCTTTCTTGTCTTATTCTTCTACGATTTTCTCTTCTTTCTGCTCTTTGACTTTGCCTTAATGATTTTGGATCTACTGTTGAGTTAGGATCTAAAGCTGCATTAGATATATCAGGGCTTTCAAATGAAGGGAGTGTAGGTAATGGTGGAAGTGTAAGTTGGGGTAAATTTAACCCCGAAGTTTGTAAAGTTTGTGATATAAGTTGAGCGGGTTGAGTTTGTAATTCGATTAGTTGTCTTCTTAATTGAGTAATTTCTTGTTGAAGAAGAACAATTTCATCATTTACTACAGCAGAACCAATATATGCTTGACTTGTTTTTATAAGATACTCATGAGAATTAATTTCTCCAAATTTAGGTATTTCAAAAAATAACTGCTCGTAATTTTGAAAAAATTCATCTATAGTAGGAACATTTAAAACCTCATCTATTATAGGAGTTGGAGGCACCAATTGAGTAAAAGAAGTATCAATAACCTCTTGATATTGGATTTTTGAGGTAAAGTTTTCTTTAACTAAAGTAACTTTTTCCATTATCCGTTAACTACTTTAAAATAGTATTTGTCGTCGTAAACTGTTGTACTACCCCCAGCTGTTACTTGAACTAAAACTTTATAATATCTTTCGGGTTCTAAACCATTCATGTAAATATCAAAATAACTTGAAGTAGTATCAGCACTAATTTTAGTGTATTCTGAAAATTCAATTACGTACTCGTTAGTATCTAAATCTTTTACAGCATAAAAAGATGAACCTGAGGGTAAATAGTGTTGTATTGTATATAAAGAAGATGTAGTCCATACTACAGGAGGGTACATCTGAGTAACATTTAATCTAAATCTATTAATACTTTCAGGGAAGAAAGTACCAGGATTTTCCGCTAATGAAATTTTAAGATTAGGTTGGCTTAATACCTCAATACCAGATGAACCGGTTTCCCATACAAAATCATTCCATCTAATTTCAAGTTGTGGAGGATAAATTGTATTAGTATCAACACTGTAATATTGCATTACAGGTTGAACTAATTTATTTGGGTTAAATTCAATATTATTTTCCCACTTAATTAAAAATCCTTGGTTAGGGATATTGCTACCTGTTATCCCTATTGAGTGAGAGTACCAAGTTGTTACAATATCAGTTACTTTTACATTTATATCTTTTACAGTTCTAACATCAAAAGATTCAGTAACTAGTGTATAATTAACTCCATTTGAACTAGTATACCAAGCACCACCCCCAGGAACTGCAAAGGTTGCATTAAAAGAGCCAGTTGAGTATGTTAAAGTATTAATTGGCCAGGCATTACCCTCAGCAAAAAATGGAGATTCCCAACAAGCACCATCTGTGGTTAAGGGTTGATCTAAATAAGTACCAGTACCATTATTCCAAGTTGAGCCTGTAGGGGAAACAGCAGCAGGCCATACTTCTATAATCGAATCTTCTACTATTCCTTGTGCTGTAGCTATAAATAGTTTTAAATAGGCATCCCATTGAGAACCGGATACTAAACCATTTAAAGTTTCAGCAATTTCGCTATTAACAAACTTCACAAGTGATCTAGCAACTTGTGGTGAAGTATTCATAGCAAAATTAAGATTAGAAATCTGTAGAATAGGGTCAATGCCCGTATTCATTTTAGGATACTGTGAATATAATGTAGTATCTTTGTATGGGAAAAGTTTATATACTGCCATTTTATCTATAAAAATCAGATGCTCTAGATGCTAAAATACTACCTTGACCCTCTACAGTGCTTAGTTGGTCTTGGTATGTAAATCTTGGGCTATAAGGTTGAGAAGATTGAACTTGAATTACGTTAGATCCTATACGAGTTGTATAAGCAGGTGCTTTAGGAGGTGCTAAACCAGGTGAACTGTAAGAGGGATTTTCAACATCTAAACCGGTTACATCAAATGAATCTACTAAAGCACTATTATTGACATTTAGTCCTATACCTAAATTTTCATTTCCTCTTTGACCAATTTGGTTTCCTGAAGGTGGGTAAAAAGCTAACCTCCAACTAGCTGAGTTGTATAAATCTAATAATCCGGCCATAATTTATTTTTTAAAAGTTTACTACTCTACCTACTATATCTGTGTTAGGATATTTTACTTCAAATATCATAGGATCAATTGAAGGGTAAATTGTATTGTTTTGAGTTGCTCCTTGAACATCATAAGCATATTGAGAATATCCTAAAGCTATTCCTACTTTATTATTAATTGTAACTGAGGCTACAGTTTGTACTCCTTCAATAGCATCAAGTAATAAATTAATTTCTTTAAGAAGAATAGGTTCATTAATTTGCCAATTATCTAAGGAAAAATATTGTTGAGTGGCTAAAATACAATTACGTAAAATTTCATTACTGTTAAAGTTTGGTCTAACTGTTATTTCAAATTCAACTCCAATATTAATTATAAATCCATCTTTAATATTAATTGAATCACCAATTATTCTGTATTGAGATAGATAAGTAGCTAAATTTTGTTTTAATGCTGGTGATGCTGTAGTTAAATTACCATTAACATCAAAAGTTAAAACGTATAAATCTATTGTGCTTGGTGTTTCACCTGGGGTATCACTAGCAGCTTTAGCTTTAGTAACATATGCTTTAGCAATAGTACCAAATTCAGAAGGTAAACTTAAAGCTCTAACTAAATAATCATCTTGTGTTACGTTACGTAATTGAGAATTAAAATTAGCTAAAGTATTCTGTCTAATTTCTTCAGTTGTATCTCCATCTCCACCACCAGAAGCAGCTATAGGGTTATTAATAGCTACAGAATTAAATACATAATTACCATCAATAGTGCTAGCTAAACTAAAATTGTTAAATGTAGCAGTGTTTATAGGTAATACTGTTAAATTATTAGCAGGTATGTTTGAAGTAACTCCCCCTCCAGTTAAATATCTAACTATTAAATCGTTAGAAGGAGCAATACCGTAAGTATCGTTAAACATAAAGTTTTGAGGAGAAAATGCTGTTGTAAGCTTATTAATCTCAAATGGTAATCCTAGACCAACGTTATCAGCATTAGGTGTGATTAATTCCGCGGTATCGTTCGGAGATCCGGCGCCAAATTGAACTTGCAACGAACCACTACCTATAAAACGAGTAGCGTATCTTGTGGGTACACCTTGTAATCTAAGTAAATTAGGAGCATCTTGATCTAAATAAAGATTTGGATCATTTGGGTTTGTGTTAGCTACGGATATGAATACAGATTCGTCAGCTAAATGCGGAACTTCATACCATTTTTCACCTGTAACCGAATCTACTATATCTAAAATTCCTATGATATTAATATCATTAATGATACGAGTAGCAAATTCTTCGGGTTGTGAAAATGTAAATGTAGTGGTTTTAATGTTTCCTGAAATAGCTTTTCTACTTTTTTTAAGTAAGAAATAATTAACTACACCTCCAGCTTGTTGGTATATAGATACAATAGTAGGATCTAAAGAAGATGAAACTGCAAAATTTACAGGATCTTCAATAATAAAATTAATGTTACTATTATTCTGTGATTGAACTTGTGTATTAGCTGGGATAGTTAAAGCGTAATCGTAATCTGGGAATTGTTGGGGTCCAATGTATTTAGCAGGTACTTGTTGATAAAAATCAATATTAGTAGTTGCGGTAGCTGTTATTCTAGGTTTATAACCAAACATATAAGCTAAATCATACAGATTACTGGTTTCTCTAGCATATTGGATAAAGGTTTCTTGGAATTGATTATCTTGGTAAAAAGATAAAACATCACCTACATAGGCAGCCATTTCCATAAACATCATACCTGGGGATGCTTCTGTAAAGTCGTTATATGTGTTTGGGAAATATGTACGAGAATAATCAATTAGAGCTTGTCTAAGAGTAGAAAAGTCTCTATTAATATATTTTATGTTACGAGTAACTGCCATTTTATAAGTTTAATGTTAATTCTCCAGAGATTGTAGTATTAATAACGTTGTAAAATATCTGAACTGTAATTATATTATAGTCTGGTTGTGATAATACATCCAATCTTTGAACATTTACTGTGGGAAAATTTTGAGCAAGTTTATTTTGTATATCTTGCTTTATACCCTCTAAGTTATCATTAGAAATCTGATCAAAAATATATTGACGTAAATTTCCACCATAAGTTGGGTTTAGAGGTCTTTCACCAGTATTGGTTAAAAAATAATCTATTAAATTAGCTTTTACAGCTTCACCAGTAGTGTACGTAGATTTAAAACAAGCAGGGCCATTAAAAGGTAACGCTACCCCTACCGCTCTACCTGGGCGGAAATCAATTGGTGGGATTTGTTGAGCGTTATATGGCATTACTTTTTATTCATCAAATCCATAATCATGCCTAATCCTACATTTCCTTCTGGGAGTTTAGTTCCATCTCCCATAGTGTTCATACCAGGAGCTACTTGAAGAGTATTAGCATCAGTTCCCATACTTCTAGCATCTGAAGAGTTAAATGACATAGTTTTCATCTCGTTTAACATGTCAGTATACATTGCTCTTTTTTCAGCATATGATGTATTACTGGGTTGGGGTGTTACTGGGGTACCTGTATTAACTACCCCATATCCAATTCCTCCTATAGGAGATTCAATGATTGGGGCTTTAGGTGCACGAACTGCTTCCAAAAGGATGTTTTTTAATTCCTCTTGGATAGCTTCTCTTACGGCTTCTTTAATTAAGTTTTTTAATTCCGCGGTTTTCATATATTATAAATATTGATTTAATAAGCTTTTAAATTGTCTCGGTCAATTATTAATTTGAGTTCTTCAATAAGAACTTGAGGATCTGAGGCAAATGATAATTCTGTAGATATTAGAATTATACCATCTGCATTTTTACCTACTGCTCTGTTTCTATTAACAGTATCAGTATAAGGGAAGGTTTCAATTTCTAATCTAAAACCTTTATAAGTGTTTCCATCTGCTATAACTTGGTTAGCAGTATTGGACAATACGCTATCTGAAAATTTAACTAAACTATTTTCTAATTCAGGGTTACAAGTTGTTATTAACTGATCAAACGCCCCCAATATTGCTATAAGTTTAGTTAATAAATTAGAAAACATATTTACAGGGACTGAAATGTTAGATACGGGGGCTTGAAGTTTTGGGAGACGAGCTTCCCCATTAAAATCAAATTTTAAAGATTCATTTATAGTATCTATATCTTTAGCTACTGAAACTACAGAACCAGGAATTAATGGAATTACTTTAATAGCTTGATTAATTACAAAACTAGTTAAAGTTAGTACTTCAGAAGTTTGTTGTAAAAAGTTAGCTAAATCTCCAGAAATAGTAACTGTTCCTTTAATATTATTAACTGTAGTTTGTTGGTTATTTAAAAAATTAACTAAACTATTTCTTTTATTTAAAATAGATTGTAATGTAGCTGGGGTTGGGCATGCTAATTGTTTTAAATTATCTAAATCTTCAGTCGATAAATTTTGAGGATCAGGTAAACCAAGAGCTGCTGCTTTAGCTTTAGCATTATCTAATAGTTTTTGTTTAGTTTCTTCAAATTTTTCTATTCCAGCCTCTCGAATCATATTAAATATAAGAGGTAAAGAAATTTTTAAAGTAGTTTTAATTAAACGAGTTAAAAAATTAGGTAATTTTTGAATACCTTTAGGTTTTTGATCTTCAGGTATTTCTTGTTCTAATTGTTGAACATCTTCTTTAACTAAATCAATTTTTTCTTTCTTTTCAGCTTTTTTAGCTTTTTGTTGTTCCCTATATTGCTTTAATTTTTTAGGTGATTTTTTAGCTTCACTGTTTACTCTTTCGCGTTTGGCTTGTTGTCTAACTAAACGTTTCCACTCTAAAAACTGAAGTTCATTCCATTGGATTGGGGGTAGAATGTTAAGTTTATTTTCAATATCCCCAATTTTAATAAAAAATGTGTTTACTTCTTCTTGAGTTGGGAGAGGTAATTCAGGTAAGTTAAGACCAGCTGCTTCTAATACAATATCAGAAAAAGATTGACTTGCAACTGTTTCTAATGTTGTAAGTGTATCTTTTGTTTGTTGTAATCTTTGTAAAAAGCTAGCCATTATTCAACTTTTACGAATTCTGATTTAATATCTTCTAATTGGGCTATATAACCACTTAAATTTTCTTGAACAGCAGAAGCTATAGTAGCTAGAGCACCTAACCCAGTTTCTGTAGGACGGGTTACTTGTTGACTCATTACACTTAAAAGAGTACTAATATCGGTAAAAATATCTTTTAAAAGTTCTACAGTTGAATCACCTAATAAAACAGATTCATTAGCATCTTTAGACCCCAAGAAAATTTCACCAGCTTGAACTACAAATGGACCTGTTACATCTATATTAACGGATTGAACAGCATTTAAATTAATTGACTTTTTAGAAGAAAACATTAAGTGATCTTCTGTAGTATTAAACAATAAACGTCCTGAGTTAATTATAATTTGTTTACCTGAATATTGGTTTGGGGTGGTAGGAGCATTTTGAGGTTGGTAACTATCATAAAATGTAGAAGAAGCCTCTATAGGTACTTGTTGAGTAGATGTTAACCAAATATCAGATAAATCTTTATTAATATCTTCTACAGTTAAGGATTGAGCACTACCTGTAAGATTAAAATTTTGGCCGTTCCTAATAATAGTAATTGGATCTCCATTTTCAGAATTATTAGACCATACATTTAAAGGAATTCCTTCTAATATGTTAGTACTTCCAAATCTTATACTATTACCCCATCTACCTTCAAAAATTACATCTCCTTCAAAAGGATACAAAGGGAATATATTACTTTTTTCGGGGAAATAAACACCAGGTTTAAAAGTAGAAGTTGGATTTACTGCGCTTTGGTTAGGAGATCCGGCTTCAATTTGGGCTATACTTTTATTAGTTGTAGGTGAACTAATATTAGTATAGGGGTTGGGTGTTGGGTTAGTATTTACATTACCCCATAAACAAGTAGGAGTAAAATAATAATAAGTTACTCCTCCAGGGTTTTGAGAATATTTATTTATAGGACCTGTAACTATAAAAACTGTTTCGTTTTTTAAAGGATAATTTTTTATATTAGGAAATAATGGTGAAGCATTCACTATTTGAGCACCCTGGAGGGTCGCTTTAACTTCCATTATTTCAACAGATACTTTTCCGTTAGATAAAGTATTAGTTTGATCTACATTTACTACTCTACCATATAAAAATTGGGAAGCAAGTTGCCTTTGAGCATCTTCACTTCCACGATTTCTGTTATTATTACCCCCAAAAACACCCATTATTTATTTTTTTGGATTTTTTCTATCTCATCCAGTAATTGGGATTTTTCTTCCTCGCTAATTCCTAACCCGCCATCTTCAGCAGTATTATTTAAAGCGCGTTGAACTAATGTTGCCATTTTAATTAAGGCATCATCGTTTTTAACACCAATTTCTAGGTATTCTTTAATTAAAGGTACAATAAGGGTAGCATCACCAATGTCAGAAACCATTGGTTTTAATTCGGAAATAAGCGCTGATACCTGCGCTTCACGGCGTTTTTGGTTATTATAGATTTCCTCGAGTAAGTCCGAGAATTTCTTTTTACCAAAAACTACTTTATCAAATTGTTGGCTCATATTTATGACATTTATTTTTTATAAATATGAACTATTTAAACTTTACATACCCGTTTTCTAAATAGAATATATAATTAATTTTAAATATATCGTAAAGTTGATCAGCTATTTTAGTAATTTTGGGAGTTTTAACATCAACCATTTCACGAATATATATGTAGAGTGCTTTTTTATTAAACACATCTATTTCATCTCGTTTACGGAATAGTTCAAGAATTGCATCTGCAATAGCAGCATCTTTATCTTTAGGAAATAACTCAAATATATTTTCAGTACAATGTACTACAAATAAATTTATAAACTGGGTTAATGGGTCATTTAAATAATTAGTATCATCTAAACTATAAGAGTGATTATCATCTTTATAAAGTTCTTCTACTGGTACTTTATCTACACGTTTTTTATAGTTCTTTTGATTAGATATAATTAAATATCTTTTAACTATAGTACCAAAATAAGAATATGCTTTTGCTCCTCTAGTAGGATCAAAGTGGTGCATTTTAGTAAGTAAAAAAGTAATGACCTCATGTTGGAGGTCTTCAATATTTTCTACTTCTGTATAGTAAAATTTAAAAGTATGAATTATATTTTCCGTTAATTTAAAAAACGCGTAATGAATTCGCTCGTGGTATACTTTTTCTTTATGTAGGAATGAAGTTGAATTATTATATTCAACTATAGCATTCTCAGTGTCCTGAGTAAAGTAGTTTTTATCCTGTGATTTTTTAGGCATATAAGATATCAGTATTTACGGAGTTGGAACTCGTTTAAGATATCTTGTAATTGCTTAATAGCTTGAAAGAAAAAACCTACTTCATCATCACTTTTAAAGGTACCACGTGAATCAATGTCCTTTAATCTTTTATCTGAAACCTCTATTATTCGCGAAATTTTATCTAAGTAATTTAGATAGCCTCCCAAGATATCTTCTTGTTTTTCGTTTTTACGTAAAAGGTTAAAAGTCGCGTATCCTAAGACCGCGACTAAAACTGATAGAATAATTACTAAGTATATCATAGATTATCTAATAGGTTTTTTAACCCTTCACTTTTAATTGAACCAAGAGCCTTTTGCTGTTTATTTGAAGAAGCTTTAGGCGTATTTGATAATGTAAAATTCTTCTTTGTAGATGGCACGTTACCTTTCAATTTAGGTAACCATTCACGCTCAAACTCAATACGAGCAGCCATCATATCAGCAAAGTGAAGAACAAATGGAAGGCAAGTACGTGGTTTTTGTTCGGGCATATAAGTCATTAAATATTTCTTATTTGCCTCATCATACAAACCATCGTGTGTTTGAATCGCTAACATCTCATTAAACGTATACTGGATATTATGTGATTGGAGCATGAACAAACCACGGTCTGGGACCGAAGCAAATGCGAGTTTAGTGTTAAACATATAATCTTCACCTAGCTTATCTTTACGCCATTGGTCAGTTTGGGGAATATATGACTCGTATTGATCGTCTCCCATTTTACCCAAATCGTGATTAATAGCAGCAAATACTAGTTCTTCAACAGTATATCCTGACATGTCAGCATCCTCGTCTGCCCATAATTGGTGTTGTTTTAGAGCACAACGTACAACACGAATAACGTGCTCTACATATCCTCCGGGAAAAGCATTATGGTATTCTTTTTTATGGGCAGCCGGCATAAGCATAACGCGCTCAGCATATTGATCATAGAATTCAAGTAGTTTTTCTTTACGGGGTGAGGAAATATGTTCCTCAATAATACCCAAAAATACGTTCCAATTGTTTTGGATTTGTTCAGCAGTAAGATTCATAACTTTAATTTAAATATTAATTTTCGCTTTCAAGCATATCACTTAAATCTTCTAGTAGATTATCTATAGTATCTAAAGATCGATTAATTTCTTGAAGGGTTTGTGGACGGGTAACTAATACTTTGATAGCTTTTATTTTACCATCAATCTGTCCTAATTTATTTACGAATGATTGTTTATTTCTCATAATTAATTGTATATAACATTGGGTATCTCGGGGTACCCATATCCCCATCTCTTTTCCTTTCTCTCTTTCTCATTTCCTGTACCTCCAAGTTACAAAAAAAAGATTACTAGGGCAAGTTTTTCTTTAATAAGTCTTTAATTTTTTTTATATGTGCACATTTTTCGTACTCTTCTTGCTCTTCCCAAAAATGAATAGCTAAGTCACAAGCTGCAACTGTATATTCATCTGAAAATATACGAGATGCATCGATTCCCTGTTCTAAAGTTGGGTCAAAATCTTTAATATGAACCCATGCTCTGGTATATGTAACAAGTTCACCTACTTCATCACCATCAATAACCATAAATTCTACTAATTCGGGCATATGTTTTTTTAAAGCCTCTAACTTAGCATTCATATCTTTTTGTTTCCAAATAATTTTTTTAAACATACCTAATTTAAATGCTTGTGTTTCTTGAAGCATAATTAATGCTGCCTTTTCTTGTAAAGGAGTATTATCTTCAAAAGCATTAAATATGTTATCTAAATTCATGGGAATTCATCTAAATCTGTTTCTGTCTTAGTACGCCCACTTTTATAAACAGTCATTCTAGTAGGATACCAATCATCAAAATAACTAAAAACAACTTTATGTTTGGTTATTTCAACGAATTCACAGTTTAATTCACTAAGCCATTTTTCAACATCTGATTTATCAAACGTCTTATCCAGATAATATTGGTGGACTATTTGGGCAAATGTTTTAATTTCTACCTGTGTTTTCACGCGTATAAATATATACAAATTCTACTTCACCGAAGGTGGTGGTTGTATTATAGTTTATTGATAATTCTGGCATATTTCCACTAATTTAGGTATTTTATTTTTATATTCTTCGTTTGGTTGGGTTATCTGTAAATCCTCAAATGTTAAGTGAATAATTAACTTCCTCCATTTATCTATATTATAGTATTTTTTTAACCCCCAAGTGTGTCTAAAATTATTAAAATGTTTTCTATATTTAGGGTGGGAATCTATCATAGGAAACCATTCGTGCCCTTCTTCATTAAATTCAATATATTGTAAATATATATTAGATAATAAAGTTCCTATTTTTAAATTTAAAGTATTAGCTATAGCTGGGAGTAAGCGTTGTTCTATAAAAATTGTATCTCTATTACGTCCTAAATCTGGGGTGTGAAAATTAGTTTTAATTACACCTTCAGCCCAATTGTACCAAGTATTTATTAAATTTTTATTATTAAAATACATAAAAGCACAATTAATAGGCTCTATATCCCAATTTAATTTATTTAAATTTTCTTCACTTAAAAATATTCTAGGATCAGAATATACATTATACTCGGAATGGGGATTATAGGCTTCTTTATGATACCCTATAAAATCATATGATTCATCAAATTTATAATATTGAGTAGGATAAAAATCATTATCTAAGATAACAAATTTATCATCAACTTTAGATATTTCTTTAGCTATATAAATTTTACAAAAACTCCAATACCTGTTTAAATATTCTTTATAGGGAATATTTTCTAAAGTATGTATATTAATCTCATCATAAAATTGATCTGCATCGTATTCTTTAAGATAATCTAAAAATTCTTGATTACAATATAATTTAATAGGACCATAATGTTCTTTCCAGTGAATACATGAAGCTATATTTACTAAAATATCAATTTCATGATATTCATCAAAATCTTTATTTTTGGTATATATGTGGTATCCATTCATAATTTAAATTTATTTATATAAGGATATAATTGAATAAACAAAGAATTATATGACTCTTCAATATATCTTATAAGATCCCTAGTAAAAATTAATCTAGTATTATAATCATCTTTTAATCTTTGTTTATTCACCCATAAATGTTGTACCCCAGATTGGGGTAAAATATCATATGGAGAGTTAGAAGCATCACAATTATATGGATATGGAGTTAATGATTTATAAGTATATCCTTTATCCTTTACAAGATTCCCTAATACTTTTTGTTCACAATATATAGTATACATCCAACTAGAGTTAGGATGGGTAAAATCTAAATAAGGGGATTTAATAAATTTATTAGTTATTTGTATTAATTCTCCAATAATATCTAAATTATTATATACTACTAAACACGTATTAATAGCATTATGTTTTAAAGTTGGGTTTAATTCTTTAAATAATTTTCCTATTTCTGGGGTTTCATATAGATTAGGGTAAGTTGCCTGCCAAATATCTTTTTCTTCGTGACCATATATTATATCTTCTTTTAAATCTTTTAAATTAAGATAAGTATAAGCATCAGCATCTATAATAGCAAATCTTTCTTTTTGTTGGGCTTGGATAAACATTTTAGGATATGTCCAAAATATTTTATAATCTATATCTTGGGGAAGAGAATTAAGAGTAGTATTATCAATTTTATCCCACATCCAAAATAATTGATTATCTTTTACAAATTCGTAAAAATTAGTGTCACATACCAATTTTATAGGGCCATTATTTTGTCTCCATAAATGTGAAGATAACGCTAAAACCAAAAACTCAAAAAGATAAAGTTGAGAATAAGATCCCATCCCATACCTTTCTCTTTCGGTTAATGAATATATAGAGTGTACCCCTGTTAAAGACATATAGGTAATATAACAAAACTTTATAAATAAAGCAAGTTTGAGCGAAAGACCGGATTCGAACCGGCGACCCTGACCTTGGCAAGGTCATGCTCTACCAACTGAGCTACTTTCGCAAAAT